GTAACGTAGGAGGTCGAGACCTTGAAGAAGCTCTCGCCGAAGATTCGGACATTGTAGGTAAGCCCGATCTTAACGTCGCTTGAGATGTAATCCCTCGTCTGATCGCCGGGAACCGTGTTCCACGTCAGGTAGGTCGTCGAGGTGCTCTCCTTGTATTCGATGCCGACGTTGCCGCCGGCCTGGATGAACTCGTTTGCAGGCGCGGACCACGAGACAAGGATGCGAGGCAGCGCGGTGCCGTCCGCCTGGATCTGCTGCGTCGTGCCGTCGGCGGTCAGCGTGAGGTTCGTCGGCGCGGAGAGCGTGAAGGGATTCGGCAGCGTCGTGTTCGGCGCATCCGCGACGTAGATCTCGTCAGCCACCGTCCAGTCGTAAACCGTCGACGCCGTCTCGCGCAGCGTCATCTCGATTGCCAGCTGCGGCGGACTGCCGTCGCTCGCGAAGTTCCACTCCATCACCTCGAAGACCTTCTGCGTCCAGCCCATCTTCGAGTTGGTGATCATCACCGTATCGCCGGCCCGCACTTGCATCGCCTCGAGGCGGAAGCGCGCGGTCATCGTGATCTCCTCGCGGGCGCGGCGGAGCTCGATCACCGCCAGCCGCTGCGCGCAGGAGGGCGAGGTCGTGAACGGCAGCGCCACGTCGCGCCAGTAACGGATGCCGGCGTCCTTGGTCACGTAGGTCGTCGACGTGATCTGCGGGAAGTCGGACGGTTGCCAGTCGTTCTCAGGCGAGACGTAGACGCCTTTGACTCCGTTTACTCGGTCGCGGGCGGAGGTCTTGGTCTGCACCGTCATCTGGCCGGCAAAGTGCTTCTCGGTCAGCGTGACTGTCGGGATGCGGTAGCCGGCTGCGTAGACAACGACCTTGCCTCCCGAGTAGGCGATCAGGCCGCCCATCGCGGTGATAAGCTTGCCGATGTTTTCGTCCGGCGAGGCGCTCGTGTAGAGCACTCCGTTGGCCTCGTATCGGTTCTCGTAGGTGGCCGGCGAGGTGACCGGCTTTATCTCGACGTCCTCGTCGCAGATGTTCGCCGCGGCGCTCACGGCCGTGTCGTCGACCTCGGCCGAGTCCATCGCCATCCCGAGCGAACTGGTCAAGTAGTCCCGCAGGCAGAGCGCGGGGTTCGCCGAGTAAGCCGTCGTCGTCGTCCGCGGATCGTAGACCTTCTTGCCCTTCACCACCGCGGCGATGTTCGGGATGCCGCCGGTCCACACCTCCTGGTTCCAGACGAGCCGCACGTAAATGTACGCGATGCCGCGCAGCCGATGGTTGCTCGTCCACTTGCCGTCAGTCAGGCCCGAAGTCGCCGTCTGGAGGTTCGTCTCAACGGTCTGCGTGTCGGATCCCAGTTTTTTGTAGATCTCCGCGTAACCAGTAAAGCGGCCCTGGGCGGCGCTGCCCGCGCCAGTTAGCGCGAGCTCGTCGTTGAAGTAGACGTCGCCGATATCCTCAACCTCGTGGCCGGCGAGCGCGACGACGAGGTGCAGGTACTCGTTCTTCGTCCCGGTCGTCGAGATGTAGACGATGACGCCGGAGGTCTTGGTCTGGCCGTAGATGATCTGCCGCGCCGCAATCGGCGAGCGGATCATCTGCGAGCGGTCGGTGAGCGACGGGTCGGAGTAGCTCGGAGCCTTCGGCGCAAGCAGCTTCGAGGCTGCCATCGAGGCAGCGGTCGTCGCGATGAACTTGAGCACGAACATCACCGCGTTGGCCGCGGCGACACTCAGCCCCACATCCATCAAAGCGATCCAGACGACGACGGCGACTTGAGGCATAGTTAGAGGCGCCAGCAGGCGGCGCCGTTGAGGTCGAGGAACTCCAGCCCATCGCGGCCCACAAAGGCTGCAACGCTGCCCAAGCAGACGCCCAGCCCGATGCCGTTGCCCACGTCGCGAGCGATTACGTCACCGCGGCGAGCGAGGCCGATCTGCGTTCGCTCAAGCCCGAGCTCGCTCGCCAACTCCAGAATCCCTCCGGCCTTGTCGATGATGCGCTGCGCGCCGATGCCGCTCGAATAGGTGCCGCGGTAGTGCGCCGCGGGATCTCGCCCCGTTGCCCGCGCCACCCAGTCGGCCGCGAAGAGGCAGCAGTCATTCGCGCCCCACGCGAACGGCTGGCCGCGCCGCTCCTCGATGAAGCGCACAAGCTCCGCGGGAATGTCGGCAGCCTTCATTCGTAGCCGGTGGGTCCGGTCTGGTCGCCTCCGTTCCAGTTCGTCTGCTGCGTCTGGTTCGGGTTGCCCCAATAGATCGCCTTCTCCTGGATCGCGGTCACGAACTCCAGCCCGAGGTCGCCGGGGAAAAGCGCGGTCTGCTCCTCGTGCGTGTAGCGCACCTCGCGCGGCCGCTTGAAATCGACGAGCCGGTTCTCGGCCGTCATCGTGATGTCCGCGGACTGGCCGTCGTCCGAGATCTGCATCACGTCCATCCGCCCCTGGAACACCGTCACCGGCGACGAGATCAGCGTGCCGGCGGTCGGCGAGAGCGCGCCGAAGAGCACCGTGCAATCGCGGCCTTGGTAGTCCTCGGTCAGCGCAAGCGCGATGTTCGCGGTCGGCACGCCTGAAAGCCGCATCGAGATGCCGCGGGCCGCGAGGTCAGTCGTCTCCTCGATCGGCGAAATGCTGCCGAAGGTGCCGATGCCGAGATAAGGCACGCCGGCGTAAGTCAGCGTCCCGTATCCGGTCCAGAGGCGCGTGTACGCGGAAGGGAAACTAAGCGAGACGAGGATCACCGGCGCCAGCTGCACCGTCGTCACCTCGGTCACCATAGCGGCCGAAAGCGTGCGGCCTGCGGTTGTGATGCTCATTGCGCGACGTCCTCCGCGATCGAGAAGGTGATGCCGTAGATGCTCGCGAGCTCGATCGACCACTCGGTGCGCGGCTCGGCCAGCCGAAAGACGCCCTTGGCGTTCGAGTAGGTGATCGCGGTCCCGCCGGCGTAGCTCGAGCGCAGCACCGGGAAGAGATCAACGCTGCTCGAGGAGTTGACCTGGACGACCTTGTAAAGCGAGGTCGAGATCTGGAGCCAGTCGCCGACCGCGAAGGTGCCGGTCGCGCCCGAGATGCCGAGCGTCGAGGTGTTGGCGGTAGCGCTGCTGACGGTCAGCGTGCCGGTCACGTTGCCCCGTCGCGTTGTGTTCGCGTAGTCCTGGAAATAGAACGTGCCGCGCTGCGCTGCCAGCAGGAACCCGATCACCTCCTCGGCCGCCGCGCGCGTCATCGGCGGGCACTCGACCGAGCCCATCCACGCCTGCCCCGGCCAATTGTATTGCTGCGTCTGGAACGTGAACGGCGAGACGTTGCGCGAAGTCGCGCTCATCCCCGAGAGCGTCAGCTTTGAGATGCGGAACGGCGACGGCGGCGTGAGTGGGTAGGAGATTGCCATAGCTTACGCGAACGCTGCGCGGTAGGCGCCACCACGGCGCACCATATCGGGGATCTCGGCCTTGAGGCGCTTCCGCTCCGTCTCGAGGATTGGCACGAGCTCGGCGCGCGTGACGCCGGCGGCGATGTGGTAGTTGATCGTGACGCCGGTCGATCCGCCTCCGCTCGAGCTAAGGCGATTGTTCGGCACGATGCTGCCGGACGAGGCCGGCATAAAGAGCTCCGGCCCCTTTTCGCCGACGAGATATGGCGTGCCTCCGGTGACTGGTCCGCCAGATGCGCGGCCCGTGAAGAGATCCGCGAAGAATTTCCCTAGGCCGCTCGCCATCGGCTTCGTCACTTGCTCGCGGAAAATCAGCCGCAACAGATCCTGGCCGAGTGCGCGCAGAACCTCGCGCAGCTTGGTGCCGGAGAGAATGGCGTCCTCAAATGACTGGGAAATGGTTGCTCCGAACTCCATTCCGAAAGAGCGGCGCTCCTGCTCTAGTGCGACGATCTTCTCGATCACGTCCTCGAGCTTATTCTCTGCATCGGTCTCAAGCTTCAGAACCTCGACTCCGTTGCCCTTCAGCGAATTGATGAATCGAACCAGCGAAGCCTGGTCCCGGTAGAGAAGATTAAGCTCTTGCTCGGTTGTCAGCGCCTTTTTTCCGACTCCCTCCAGTTCTCGCTCCGCTTGTCGACGGCTGTCTCGCGCAGCATCGAGCTTCTCGTTTGCCTGCTCCTCTGCTTTAGCTATCTGTTTCAGCAGCTGCTCGCGTTGCGCCAGAATTGCGAGCGCGTCCTTCTGAAGTCGGAATCCTTTTTCCGGCTCACGCTCAAAAGCTTTTACCGCCTCCTCAAACCCCTTGGCAGCATCTTGCAGGAGCGTGTCCGCGAGCTCCTGCTCAGTCATATTCATTCGCGACATCTCGACTTGGAGCCTCCGCGTCTCCTCGGTGATCGACTCAATCTCCTTCTTGGATCGCTCGAACTTGAACTGGCGAATGATGTCTCCGGTCGCCTTGACCTTGGACGGATCGAAGACGCTGCCGATGTCGATGCCGACTTGAGCCAGCGCGATTGGTATCTTGGTCAGGAAATTGAGGATGCCCTCGACGGCCTGCTCCATCCTGATGGCGCTCGCGATCTGCTCGTCATCGAAGCCCATATCCTCGCCCGCCATAGCGACTTTATCCAGTCGCTGCTTCATCATATTTAGCGTGCCGAGGACAGCCTCGCCGCCGAAAGCTAGCTTGGTAATGCGCGCGAGACCGCGGGTGCTGTTCTCGACCCGTTGCAGCGAATTTTGCACCGAGGCGAACGCAGCCCGCGTCGCGTCGACGGCCCGTAGGGTAAAGGTTGCGCTAGCCATTGCGGTGTTGGGTTCGCTGCTGGTGGTTTAGGTAGGCGATCCAGCCGTTCATCTCGTGGGCTGGCATCTGGAGGACTTCGTGAGCGAACTTGCCGAGACGATCCGCGAGCGCGTAGACGGCGAGGAGGTCGGCACCAGCCTCGCCGCCAGCTAGTTTTTTAGCTCTTCAGCCTTCGGCGCATCGTCGGCCAGGATGGCGTTTGCCACTCGCGCGAGGACGTTGGAGTCCGCGCGGTTGAGCAGCACCGCCTTGTCCTCGATGGTGAAGAGCTTCTTCCCGTCCTCGCTCGTCGCCTTCATCAGAAGGATATCAACGAGAAGCTCCATATCGCTCTCGCGGCTCTTCTTGTAGAGGCGCGCCTTCTCGGCCAGCGTGACGGGAGTGGCGTGGATCGTCAGCTTCCACTCGGGCACCTCAATCTTCTTGGTGCCGAGGGAGGCGAAGTGTTCGCGAACTAGGTCGATTGCTTCCATCCTTCACCTCAGACCGTCAAAGTGGACAGCGCGCCGTTGCCCTCGATGCTGATCGAGCCCTCGACCATCCCGTCGAACGCGGCGCTGATGTCGAACTTCGTGACGATGCCGCTGCCGGAGTAGTAGGTGGAGGTCGACGCGATGCCCTCGGGATAGAGGTTCACGGTCACGGTGGAGCCGA